TGATGGCACAGAAAATGATGCAGTGATAGAAGGATGCAAGAATAAAGCCAAGGAATTCATATTGCTATTGAACAGGAGTGGGATGTTCAAAGAAATATCAGGAGATATCCCTTATTCTGTTTTCTATGACAAGCTGGATGTTAATGTAACCGGAATAGTTATCCAACTTAAGTTAGAAGAGATAATGGGTACTGTTATTTGCAACAAGAGCGTGAAAGAGATTGTATATGGCAACAGAAACTAAAGCCGAAACCCTAAGGATAATAGGCGAAGAGCTGGAAGCGTTACGCAAGCGAATTATAGCCAACCATGAAGCAGCCGGACAAGTAGCCAGCGGAAGGACAAAGGGCAGTCTGAAAGTAGAAATGTCGGAGGACGGAGGCGTTTTGTGGGGCAGGCAGGCATTCGCGGTACTAGAAACCGGACGTGGACCAGGGAAAGTTCCGAAAGGATTTTACAAGATTATCCGCCAATGGGTGGAAGATAAAGGTATACAAGTAAAGAAGCCCGATTCCTTCGCCTACCTTGTCGCTAGAAAGATAGCCAAGGAAGGAACGGAACTATACCGAAACAGGAAACATGAGGAAATCTATTCCCGTGATCTAGAAAATACCATGGACAATATAGCCAGCAGGGTATCGACTATATATGAAACAGAAGTTGAACATATAAATCTGAATTTCGACAATGAGAACACATACGATAGATAATACAACAATTGAATATCCTGACCAAATAGGATTCTGCTTTAATCCTGTGATAATAAATATCCTTGGCGGAAACTATCAATCTGTTACTGCAACGGTAACAGACACCACCACAGCCACATCAGATAGAGAGAACAGAGCGACGTTCGGTGGTTCCTGCTTCTTTGACCTATCATTCTATACGCAGAGCTATTTTGACGAATACAGAGAAGTCGATTACAAGTCAGCTCACGCCGAAGATAGTAAGTTAGGACGTCTGTTTAGCATAGAGCTTGATATGTATAACGAATCAGGAACACTTGAAAACAGCTTCCAGTTCAACGTATTCATATTGTGGGGAGCCAGTAAGGTTGGAGAGCAGTATAATGGAAGCCGAGTGCTGACATGGTTCAAGAACTACCCATTCTCTGTAGGCTTATACTCTGCAACATCAGGGAATGTAAAAGTAACTATAGATGGTTCCGAAAGCTCCCCTATCGCATTATCAGGACAAAATGCATGGAATATCATTCTTGCTGGAATAGATGCTTCAGACAAGGTGGAATTTTATCTACCTGGAAGTAATACGACAGCATCTGTTTTTGACCACACCTTTGATTTCACCTTCCGAGGGCTGCTCAATATGGCCACAAAGATCACTTGTAAGGTTGACAATTCAGACTGTGGAATATACTTGAGATGGATCAACCGCCATGGAATGTGGTGTTACTGGCTATTCATGCAAGGAGACGAGACTTCGCAGGTATCCAATGACGGAGAGTTCATCAGAAACAATATGCAGGATTACAGTTACAAGAACGGATACCATGGAGGTAGCGGACGAAAGCAAAGGAAAATGGAGGAAACGACACTTCCCGTATGCGCTCCATTAATAGACAGCATAACTTATGACTTCCTTTACCAAATGGCCACATCTCCTGTTGTTGATATGTTCATGGGCTATGATGATAACGGTAACGCCAAATGGATGGCTATAAATGTGTCTGTGGGAAATTTCATCAAACAGCGGGTATCACTGCAAGACTTTGAAGCGAACATTATATTACCTGAAACTAACGTGCAAAGCTTATGAGAAATGAATTATTATATGTCGGTGCCAACAATAAATTAGTAGATATGGACGACAGCACCAATATCACATTAAAATACAAGAATAATATATTCACCGATATAGGCAAAATTGTAAGTAACACAAGCTACACTATTAAACTTCCAAACACAGTGAGGAATCAGTCTGCATTTCTTCACGCAGACCTGCCATCCTGCCAATATTCCGTTGCTTCATTTTACCTTGACGCTAGATATATAAGAAACGGAGTAGAAATTATCAAAGGGGCAAAAATATACTTGATAGGCACGTCTGATGTGTTTGAAACCGCATTAATATGGGGAAACGCAACACAATTTTCAAATATTGCCAATGGAGAAAAAAAACTGCAAGATTTAAAAGAACGTTGGCATTATGAAAGCCAAGGGGATGATCCATTCCCTGATTATTACATCGAATGGAATAGCGGAAAGAACGTAAGCCAATATGAGAGCCATGGAGATTTCTTTTTCCCAAAAGTAAATTACAATATACGTTCAGCCGATAAAGACTTATCCTATCATCCGGCAGTTAAAGCAACATGGATTCTAGAACATATATCACTTGACAATGATGTGATATTCATTTTTCCAAGTGAACAGCAAGCAGTCTTGAACAAGCTGTTTATCCCATTGCTGACAAGAAATGACGGGTTGGAATTCTCCCAAAAGAATGAACTGTGGTTGAATGCAAAATATTACATTAACCAAGGAACCGGGTCTATTGAACTTTACTTCGAAAACAAAGAATATTCATCCTATTATGGAACGGTAAATAAAAGCTCGCTAAGCGAAGGCACATTCATTAGTGGAATAAAGACAAAAGGAAACTCCATAAAGCTCAATGCTTCAGGCAAAGTATCAATACATACTTTAACTTCTTTCTATCCCAGCAATGCAGCCATGATAGCTTATTATATTGAGAACGGAGAGAACAATGAAATATTCAACATAGGATATACGGATATAATAAGCAATGGAGGAAACTCTTACAATATTACGTTTGAGTTCGAAGGTGTAGAGTCTGACTCAGTAAACAAAGGTACAGATATCCGGTTTGGATTCACAAATATCGGATTTATTGCAGACGTATCAAACGGTGTAGATGGAACCATAAATCTAAGAATGGAAAACAGCCTTGTATCGCCCAAGCAACCAGACGAAAGTATTCTTAACGGGAATGGTCATTACCCCATTATACCAAATTTGCCAGATATGACACAGCTTGATTTTATTAAAGCAATATCTACCATGCTAGGCGTGTTTGCATATCCTATTGAAGGCACGAACATTATAAGATTTATGTCTGTCGATGATATCATAAAGAAAAAAGAACAAGCGTACAATTGGACTAGACGGGTAATGGCATCGTATATGGCCAACAAGCCTAAAGAAATGAAATTCACTATCGATGGCTTTGCACAAAGAAATATGCTTAAATACAAAGACGATGATACGGTAAAAGGCAACTACAGTGGAGAAATTACTTGCTTGATCAGCTCATTAGAGAAGTCTAGAGAAATGGCAGAGTTAAAATTTGCAGGATGCGACATGAGAGGAATTACAGCATTCATACGATTGTACAAATATGACGGGGAGGGAAAGGCTGAACTGCAAAAAGTTCAACCAAGAATACTTCTCGAGGAAAACAATGGAGGTCTATCAAATGGAACCTTCACACAATTGTCGTTCACAGATATCATAAAAAGATTCTACACAAGCTTTCAAAATGCAGTGTATACTCCCAAAATCATTAAAGAAAAAATAGAAATAACAGAAAAAGACTTGAGAGACTTAGATATGACTACTCCAGCATATCTGGCCCAATATGGGAAATATTATGCAATTCTATCCGTTACAGCAGAAAATACAGGAATAGCAAATGTTGAATTATTACAATTAGACATCTAAAATTATGGCAGACAAAGTAGAAAAGATACTTGATATCAAAGTGAATCATGAAAAGGCTATCAAGGCAATAGCAAAGTATCAGACGGATATAGAAAACGCCAGGAAGGCAGAGGCGGAACTGAAAGAGCAGTTAAATAAAAACGCCATATCCCGGCAGCAGTACAATGAGGAAATGGCGGCATCAAAAGCCTACATCAATGACTGCAACGATTCGATACGGGTAATATCGAAAACGATACAGAACCAGCTCAAGCAGGAGAAGGCACAAGAAAACAGCCTTGTTTCTCTCCGTGCCAAACTGTCAAACCTAACGGCTGAATACGATGCTTTATCCGAAGCGGAACGAAATGCGGATACAGGCATGGACATAAAAAACAGAATTAATGAGGTTACTGATGCTCTAAAGGGCGCTGAAGAAGAAACACAGCGGTATTACCGAAATGTTGGCAATTACAAGGAAGCTATAATGGAAGCCGCCAATGCCAATATCCCGTTCGTGCAGCAGATAAATGTAATGGTGACCTCCTTGGGTGGAGTAAGAAATTATTTGTCTGGAGTAAAAACAGAAATGCTTGCTGTTTCGACCACTACAACCGGCTGGATTAAAGTTTTGAAACTGTTGAAAGTTGCTCTACTTGGAACTGGTATTGGGGTATTAATTGTAGCTTTAGGATCTTTGGTATCATGGTTCACCAAAACACAGAAGGGCGTGGAAGCGGCCAATAAAATAATGGGGGCTCTGGGTGCCACTGTAAATGTCTTAATAGACCGGGCAGGCAAGTTGGGAAATGCTTTAGTAAATCTATTTACCGGGAACTTCAAACAGGCGGGGAATGATGCCAAAGCCATATTCGCTGGCATCGGTGATGAAATAGTCAATGAGACCAAACAGGCGTGGAAGTTAGCAGAAGTCTTGAATGAAATAGACAAGAAGGAAGTCATGCTGTCCATGTCACGTGCCGCTAACCGAGCTGAAATTGAGAAGCTGAAAAAAGCTGCAGATGACCAAACCCTATCCACACAGGAACGTATTAAAGCTGCGGAAAAAGCTGCTGAAATTGAGAAGAAGGACCTTGCCGTACAGACAGAACTAGCAGAAGCAAGGCTGGCTAACACCCTTGGATTTACCGAGATGAACAATGAAGTACGCAAGTTGATGGAGCAGATTAAAGCTGGTGATATTACAGCCGATGAAGTAATAGGAAAACTTGGATTATCGGATAGTACGATAGAAGACCTTAAAGTGTTCCGTGACCAATTCAACGAACTTCAGGAGCTAATGGAAAATAGCTACGGCCGTCAGACAGAGCAGCAAAACACCCTAAACTCTATCCGCCAAGAAGGTGCAGACAAAGCAAAGGAAGCAAAGCAAACAGAACTGGAAGCAGTAAGGGCAGCAGAAGATGCTATGCTTGCCTTGGTGAAAGACAAGAGAGAACAAGCACGGAAAGAGATTGAATTGAACTATTCCCGACAGATTGAGGATTTGCAAATCAGTTTAAAGCAAGAAGAGAACCTTACCGCCAAGGCTCGTGAAGCCATCAACGCCAAAATAAAGGCTCTGGAACAACAAAAATCTATGGAGCTTAACAAGCTGTCCGATGAGGAGCTGAAAAAAGAACTGGAGAACCGTTTAAAAATGATATCCCTGCAATTGGAATCGGTCAAGGAAGGCAGCGAGCAGGAGTATCAGTTAAAGATACAACAATTACAGGCGCAACAAGAGGCGGAACTTACCAGCACAGAACAGACCGAAGAAATGAAACTGGCCATTAAAGCAAAGTACAATACCAAGATAGACGAACTGGCAACAGCTCATGAGCAGGATATTATCAACAAGCAACAGGAAGCCATGCGCATACGCTTTGAAACGGAAATCGCACAAGCATATGATAACGAAGAGGAAATTCTTCGTATAAGGATGGAACAAAAGAAAGCCGAGCTCGATAGCCTGCAGCAAATGGAAGGTGAAAGTATAGAAGCATTCAATCTTCGCAAGCTGGAAGTACAGAATGCTTATCTGGAATCCAAAAAAGAACTGAGCGATAAGGAGATTGAAATAGAACAAGCTAAATATGAAGCAATGGAACAGGTGACAAATGGTCTTGTAGCTCTCACAGAACAAATTGGGGAATCTGACAGAGGGTTTGCTATGGCAAGCAAAATGTTGGCTTTGGCAGAGATCGCCATCAATTCAGGTAAGGCGATCGCAAAAATGGTATCCGCTGAATCAGGGAAAGGTATTCTTGGTATAGCTACAATGGCATCAGGTATTGCAACAATCCTTTCTAACATTGCAAATGCTGTTAAGATAGTAAAAAGTGCTAAATTTGCAGAAGGTGGTTTGGTTACAGGACCAGGGACAGGAACGAGCGACAGTATTCCAGCACAGTTGTCGAATGGAGAATCCGTTATAACTGCCAAAGCTACGTCCATGTTCGCCCCTATCCTATCATCCTTCAATATGATGGGTGGAGGTGTACCAATTAATGTAACAGCAACGAATAATCAAACTTTAGGCGAAGATATGCTGGCCAGAGCAGTCGCCAAAGGAATGATGATGGCTCCTGCCCCTGTCGTTTCTGTAGAAGAGTTTACCTCAGTTGCGAATAGAATTAAATACATAGAAGAAAGTGGTAGTTTATGAAAGCATACGAATTACTATACATAAACAGAAACACTCTTAGAATAATGTCTGAAATTTCATTAGATGTATCAGACATTAAATATCTGGAAATGTATAAAAAGTATACCCGTCTTACGGCTGAAGGTCATAAAAAAGCATATATCATGAAATACCTGTCAGATGAATACAATATTTCAGAAAGAACCATCTATAGAGTTATAGACAGACTTTCAGTCGACGTTTCAATACAATAGGGAGAGATTATTCTTTCCCTATTTTTTTACTGACAAAGCGTGTCAGTCTTATTATGTCCTGAAATTCTTATAGCCATATACCGTTTTTTACCTTTGCTTCAAAATAGATTAGATATGGCGAAATTATACATCAACAAAGATATTGTTTCGGATAAAGATAAAATGGAAAATTGGTATCTAACCGGTGAAGAGGGATTGTCTTTTCCCGATATTCAAAATTTCCTATCTTGGGTAGATCCGAATGACCCCGCTATTGATATTGAGATACATTCATGCGGTGGTGATGCCGTTGAAGGGTATGCCATTTATGACGCCTTACGTGCTTCAGGAAAGCAAATCAGCTGTACCGCAGTAGGACGATGTGCATCCATGGCAACCGTGATATTGTTGGCTGCTGCAAAAGAGAGACGTTTTGCTTATCCACATGCAAAGTTTCTTATCCACAAACCTTATATGGCTTCATACGATGGCGACCTTGATCTTGAAACCCTAGAATCAATAAAATCAAACTTGGAGAGTGAAAAAAACAAAATGCTGGCTTTGTATGTGGAACGCACAGGATCGGAAGCCTCAGTTATCGAAGCCCAAATGAATAAAGCCGGTTGGTTTGGTGGTGAAACAGCCAAACAATTAGGTTTTATCACGACCGTTCTTATGCCTACAACTGCTAAAGGGAGAACTTACACATTTAATAACAAAAAAATGAACAAAGAAAAAGAAGTAACAGTGAAGCAGACTATCATAGACAGGCTGCTGGCCAAATGCGGCTATCAAAAAATTGAAGATGTACAGGTAGTATCTATGGAATTGACAAATGCCGAAGGTAACACGCTTACCGTGGAAAGAGATGAAGGTGAACCCCAGGTGGGAGATGCAGCAAGTCCCGATGGCGAACATGTCATGCCTGACGGAAAGACTATCATTGTGACAGATGGCGTTATTACAGAGATTAAAGATCCTGATGAATCGGAAGAGGATGAAGTGAAAGCTTTGAAAGCCCGTATAGAAGAGTTGGAAACTGAGAACGCTTCTCTAAAGACGAATGCCCGTACCATTGAGGACAACAAGATTCTGAATGCAGTCCGTATGGCCGGGGGCGAAAACTGGCTGGCAAAACATTGTAGCACTTATAAAGTGTCAGCTCGTATCCAAACGTTCAACAAGGGTATAAAAGGGTTAGAAGAAAATGAAACGCTCATTCAGAGAAAACTTCGTGAAGAAAGAGAAAAAAGAAACAACAAGTAATAAAAGGAGGGGAAATGCCTATTTTAGATTTTGCCAAACTTACACCTGACAATCAGGCTGTAAAAGACTTGAAAGACCTTATTCAGTTAACAGTCTTTCAAAACGAGGACATGGAGCGTTTTATGACGTTTATGCCCAATGTGACTAACGGTAAAAAAGCTGGTTTTATCGGTGAAATGGAAGATGTCGGAGTAGCCGGCTCCGGATGCGACCCTGAATATAAAAAAGTGGCTATCGCTGCCGCCCAAAAGGAATGGGAAATCGGGGATTGGCAAATTCCTTTGGAAATGTGCTATACAGACTTGGAAAACACCATCGCCAAGTACTGCCTTAAAACGGGAACAAATATAGGAGACCTGACATCGACCGAATATATGGACGGTATTGTACTGCCGAAGCTGTCTGAAGCTATGATGAAAATGATGTGGCGTTTTACATGGTTTGGAGATAAATCAGCAGCGTCTGTCACTGGAGGTGGTCAAATCACTGACGGAGTAAACATCGAACTATTTAAAACATGTGACGGTTTTTTCAAACGTCTGTTTGCCATCTGTACCAACAATACCGGACAGTACACTGAAATTGCAGCCAACGCAGAAGAATCATATGCATTACAAAAATCAAAGATGAAAGAAACAGGCATTGCCACATCAATATTCGATGCGATGTTGCAAGATGCCGACAGCCGGATTTTCCAAAAAGACGGATGCGCAATTTTCGCCACCAAGTCAATGTGCGATGCTCTGACTCACGATATGAAAGAAAAGTACAAGGTAATCATGCCCTGGGAAGTTGTATTTGACGGTGTAGAGGTCAGCAAATACGATGGAACAACCATCGTTAAATGTTCCATCTGGGATAGATTTATTCAAGCCTATCAGAACAACAAAACCAAACTTAACTTACCGCATCGTGCTGTTTTATGTTCTCCTGAGAACTTGATGTATGGATGTGAGGGCACCGAACCGATGTCGGACTTGGATATCTGGTTTGATAAGAAAGCCCGCAAGAACTACATTTATTCAACAGGAAAATTAGGCTCCATGATTGGCGAAGATGAGTTGGTACAGGTAGCATACTAACGAAAAAGAGCAAATATGGCAATATGTGATATAACAATCAAGAAGGACATCGCACCATCATGCGATGATCCTATCGTTCCCGGATTGGAACAGGAAGGTGTGATAATGAATCGCGCAGACGTGGATTTCGGTGCGGTTACATTCAACGCAACCCGTAAGAATGTGATCGAAACTCTTGCACTGAAAACAGGTAAAAAAGGTTACAAGGTACAGGTATTCGGTGCAACCCCTTTTACAGGTACCAATACAGCCTTGGCAACAGGAACCTATCGTAACACGTTCACTAACACAGTGAACATGGTTGTATTAGCAAATGACCCCGATGTATGCAATGACATTATTGATGGGCTTGCTAACGGTGATTTTGTCGTTGTATTGGAGAATAAAGCTAAAGGGTTAAATAAAAGCGAGAATCCGGGAGATTCAGCTTTTCAGGTTTACGGTTACTACCAAGGTTTGAAAGCCGCAGAGATCGGCAATGACAAGTATTCCGAAGAAACGGAAGGGGGATGGAATATCTCTTTGCAAGAAACCAAGGTTCCCAAATCAGCATTATTCTTGTACAAAACATCTTACGATGCGACAAAAACGCTTGTTGAAACACTGACAAAATCAACTGAATGATTATGGAGTTAGAAGAAGTGGTTGATAAATTAAAGGAGCTAGGAGGTCTTCCCTCCTACTCCTCTTCTGATAAATCGGAGATAGAAAGATTGTACAAGGAAGTGTTAGGAAAAGAATTCACCAAGACATCATGTAACGACTGCTATCGCGATGCTGTAATCGAAATGACTGTTTACATCAAAAAGAATAACCGTATGAAAGAAAAATGTAATTATAGATTAAAAAATGGTGTCCTGCTTCAACCGGAGTTCGGAAGCAATAAAATGTACACTAATGACAACCTCACTGATGAAGTTGCTGAAAAGTACCTTGCCAAAAATCCGAAAGGTGAAATTTATTTCGCCCATGTACCTACGGACTGGAAAGAACGTGTTAACAAATGTGGATACAATCAAAACCTGCTTGATTCAATGGTAGAATCATTGCAAGACGGAGTTTCTGAAGAATCCGTGGCTGACACGTTGAAAGATTTCCAAATCAATGGCAAGAAGATCAGTAAAAAAGCTCTGAATCTGCATCTAAGCAAGGCCATTGAGATTATGAACGCAATGAATGGAAAAGGCGAAGGTAAAGTTGACTAAAAGATATAAAGGACGGACGTAAACCTCACGAACATGAGAGTAAGAGATCTAAAAAAGAAAAGCAGTAACCGCATTGATACCAGCTATTTACAAAATCTAGGAATTCAAACCTACGGACAGGACAACCTATATCCACAGACATTAAAGAATATCATTGCTGCAAGCTCTACTGCATCTGAATGCTCAGACCGTTTCGCTGACTTTATCGAAGGAAACGGATTCCGTGAGGTTGCGTTTTCCAAATATGTGGTCAATCGAAAAGGTGACACATTGGATGATGTACACATGTTACTATGTAAAGACATGTCCGAACTCAATGGAATAGCAATCCATGTTAACTACAATGTTTTCTGTGAGATAGTGGAGATGCAGCACGTACCGTTTGAAAATTGCCGTCTGACGGAAGAAGATGAAAACGGTTATGTGGCAAAAATAGCAGTACATCCAGACTGGAGCGGAAAGAAGACACGTAAAGGGAAAGCTCTGCAGGTCAAGAAAGAAAACATCGACTACATAGACGTTTTTAACCCCAAAAAAGATGTGATACTAGCTCAAATAGAAGCTGCCGGAGGCATTGAATACTACAAAGGTCAAATCCTATGGGTGTCAATGGCCGGAAAAAATACTTATCCTGTCGGGAAAGGTGACCGGGTGGCTACAGAAATGAGTACCGATGAAGGGCTGTCCAATGTCAAGTACAGAAATGTACGAAATAATTTCTTCCCTGGCGCTATGGTATTCACCAAAAAGGGATCGAACATAACCTTTGACGAAGAAGGCAACGAAGTGAAAGATACAGACGATGACGACAGTTTCTCAAATACACTCATCCAGTTGCAAGGTGATACGAATGCAGGAAAGATTATGGAAGTTACTTTAGAAAGCGATGAGGAAAAACCTGAAATAATAAATCTGAACTCACAAAATTACGACAAAGAATTTACCGTTACTGACGCAAGTGTGGTTGAACGTATTTATTCAGCTTATGGCCAAGAGCCATGGTATTGCATCCGTATTGGTAAAGTCGGATTCTCAGGCGATATTTTGGAAGATGCCTTCGAATACTATAACTCTATCGTCAGCAAACAACAACGTCTTATAGAACGCACGCTAAGTCGTGTGTTCAGCTATTGGCACGAAGTAGCCAATCCTTCAGGAGATTTCAGTGTCGAACCATTAAAGTATATAAGAAATGCAGCAATATCTAATAACAACAGATGAAGTGTCAGCTTTATCTCGCGGAATGTCTGTACATCTCGATCCTGACAAGATAGAAACCTATATCCGTGAGTCGGAGAATATCTACATCAAATCAGCGTTAGGAGACGAACTGTTCCTTGATGTAAAAACGAATCCGGATAAATACGCATTATTACTTGACGGTGGTACTTACGAAACCAAATGCAAGGAAAAGAAACTTTTCACCGGGCTCCGTATAGCATTGGCATACTATACCTATGCCTGTATTGTCAAAAATGGAGATGGGAATGTATCCCGTTTTGGCTTCGTAAACAAGGAAGGTGAGTATAGCAATCATACGGAATTCAAGGAGAAGATGATGGTATATAATGATGCATGCAACATTGCAGATCGTTATTTAAAAGAGTGCGTACTCTACCTCAAAGAATGTAACATGCCACTTTATAACGGTGGAGGGAAATTAAAATCTAATAGAACTGTTTTTCGTGTAATAGGAGAATGAGCGATTCGGTTGACATATTAAAGAAACTGGCTCTTCAAGTAAGAAACGCATCTGCAGAAGGAGAGAATACAGCTGAAAGAATTGGGCGCATATTTATCGGGATTCTAGAAAACATGGATAATTCCGATTTAGAAAAGCTCACCAAATACTTCCTTCGTAAAGATAAAGAAGATATCGCTAATGAGCTGATCACTTTTTTGAAAGGTCTTTTGATTGGTAAGAACGGTAGTGGAATTACTGTACTGGAAGATGGTACCTCTCAAGCCGTTGTTGACCGGCTTTATGTGAAGATTAAGGCTGTCTTTGATGAACTTGAAGTGAAAAAGAAGACGCATGTTGGTGGTGAGCAGATCTTATCTCCAGCCGGAATGAAGTGTGTCCGTGTGGAGGAACTTGATGAGAGCTACCGCTGTTTCTTCTTATCGGAAGTCGATGGTATTACAATCAATAACGAATTTACAGTCGGTACATTAGCATTAGCCCAAGAATTTAACATTAAAGAAGGAACATCTCACAATGTATCCAACCGCTACTACTGGCGTGAGGTGACAGGTGTAGGATCTGACTATATTGACTTGAGCAAAACCAATGCCGACAAGGACAGTGATATCCCGGTTGCCGGTGATGATATTATTGGCTTGGGACACTTGACGGACATCACTCGTCAGGCAGCTATAATCCTTTCTTCTGTTAATGAAACTTCGCCTTCCATTATTTTTTACCAAGGCATCAATTCTTTCGCCCTTGCCGGGAAAGAAGTCATCGGGCTGGGCTTTGACAAGTCCACCGGACACGCCTATATCAATGTGTATGGTGATGCCTATATCGGTGCCAAGGATGAGAGCACTTACATCCGTTATACACAAAAAGGCGGTGTTGATATCAAGGGTATGTTCCATATCGAGCAGGGTTCCACCGGATGGCGTAATATGGAAGGTCTGCCGGATGAGATACAGGCGGCGGCTGATCTTGCCCAAGAGGCCAAGGATGCGATAGACAATGCGGCTGTCGGAAGTGTCAATCTGTTGCGTAATTCCGGGTTTACGGGAGATTATGAGACAGAGGACCTGTCTGCCGCTACCGAGCTATCGGCGGATACCGAACTTTTTAGCAAGCAACTGGAATATTGGACGGGAGTGGCTACCGTATCTGCGGACAGTGATGCCGGCTCCGGGTACTCTGCTGCAATCGGTAGTTTGTCCCAGTCCGTATCATTGATTAAAGGAGAAAGTTATGTTATCAGTTATAAAGCAAAGGGTACGTCTGTGTCTGTTTCGTGCGGTTCTTTCAGTGTTTCTCAACCTCTCACATCCTCTTATCAGAGATATACCCATAAGATCACCTTCAATGGCAGTGGTATATTTCTTATCAGTGGTACCGCAACCGTTTGTGATCTTCAGCTAGAGCGTGGGACCATCGCCACCGATTGGAAGCCTTCAATTCTTGATAACGACAAGTCCATGGCCGGTTTTCAGTCAATCAATTATATCGCCAGCGCGATTAAGGATGGTTCTGTGGACATCCTTGGCGGTTTGATATTGGCCAATATGATCCAGTTAGGCAACTACAAGGATGGCAAGATGCAGAAGGTCACAGCCGGAGTTAGCGGCATATACAATGACGATGATGATGTGGCATTTTGGGCAGGTGGCACGTTACAACAGGCTATATTGACCGTGATGAGGTTTCGTAATGATCCGAATTATCAACCCACCGATGAAGAATGGGCGAATATGGCGAACTTCGTTGCCACTCATGGTGGCGATACGTTCCTGCGTGGCTATATTTATGCCTTGGGTGGTAAGTTCCGCGGTGTGGTTGAAGCCTTGGGCGGATTTTTCCGTGGAAAAGTAGAAACATCTGTTGACGGGAAACGCATTGTCATTGATCCGGATAAAAATACTCTTGAAATGTACACGACTGAAGGACATGCCACCTTGATATTAAGGTTCGACACATCATCGGACGGATGGGAATATGGTGATTTGATTTTGCGGAAATATGCAGGGGACCAATTGATACTAGAAACGACTGTATATCCGGAACGTATCAGAATACAGAATTATGTAGAAAATACGGATATCATTCTTAATCCCAATAACGTATCCTTTTATGGTTCCAACGGCGAAATGCTGCTGGTCGGGATGAAACCGATATACAACGGGGTGAATGTGTATAAGCATGTGGCCAATATTGATTGCAGTAATTGGCCGGGGAAAGATGATGTTTCGTCAGGTCAGGTATATGTGGAATATGAGACAGTAGAAGGAGTC